ATTTTCTGCATTTTAGCTGATTTAAAATCAACAATATCATTGCGGCCTGTAGATTTCGCTGCGATAGCAAAATTGCTTATTATGGATGTGTCAGCAACGATTAGTTCGTAGTTCGTTACATGGACAAACTGAATCATGATACAGGAATCTTTCCCACTGTTTGGAAATCGATATTCTGCAACAGGATTAGACCACGTGTCGTCAACAAAAAGACCAGCATTATCATCAAGGATTGATCTTGCGACCATATTGACAATAGTACCGGATCTATTACGCCTACGCACCATGGTGTTATCAAGTTTTATAGTTGCAGTGATATCGAACCCGATGGCTATAAAATAGTCTTGAAGTTTGATCGCGTTAAAATCCCCAGCGAGTCTTTGCGCTAATACTGTTGTTACAGCTTCATAAAAATTATCGTTAACGATAAGAAGACCCGCATTGAATGAATATTGCGTGTGAAAGGTTTGTAATTTACCTGGTTGTCTTGGGACTAGTCTGAACGTGGTGTTAACAACGGTTGGATAATGGTACTCTTTGACACCATTAGCAGTCGCGTTAGTAATTTTCCATTGCCGGTCGAAGATAGCGAAAGTTTCATTAATGAAACCTTGATTATCTGATGAAGGGCCGGTTTTAAAGTATTGATCGAAATTATTGAAAGTAGACTCAACGAAGTCAACTACTGCTGGATTTGGAGTAGGGACTTCTTGTGTTAATATGTCTCGCACTGCGAGACCAATTTTCATCTTGATAACGTGGTCGTCGGGCTGTTTATCTGGTTCATCAACGGCAGCGTCATTTTCGTCAACATACATCCAATCATAGACAGGTTCCTTGTGCAAACCTGCGAAGGTTTGTTCTTGGAAAGCCCTACTAAAAATTGAATCTTGTTTAGAAGTTGGATCGAATTCATCCAATGTGACACTTTCGTTCATTCGCGCAGCATAAACCACGCCAGATTTATCAATTTCTCTACCAACCCATTGAGAGCCGGCAGAGTAACCAATGCATCTGTATTTTGACCAATCTGATTTTGGGGAGAAATTGAAATCTTGATCAATTTCACCTAGTTGGCCAACTTTTGATCCGATGACGTAAGTTTGGTATCCGTTCTCGATTTGGTTTGTAAACGATCTGTGACCGCTTATTGTGACTGGTTGTGATGAAAATATTTCGGCTATTATAAGAGGTGATGGTGTGAACATAATTTTGAAAGATATATCACCCTCAGCTATTGTAGGGGACACTGTGAACACACTATTAAAATTATATCCTACGGTTGGTAGTTGTGTATCGTCGGACTTCATTCTTACAACTCTTGAACCCATCGTCGCCTTTGGATTCAACATTTGCAATGTGAAGAACCGCTCCGCATTGATTGCATTTTTGGATGATATAATTGTTCCTCGAGCTGATGTTTTCATTGTTCGGACAAGTGAGCTCTTTGCTTGAGCAGAAGACCCACGGTTCTGTTGTTTCTGTTGTTGTTGAAGTGGCTTGCGATTGTATCTCTTTCTCGGTGTTATCGCGAATCTGTTGCCGTTGTTCAGTTGCGCACACCTCGGGCAAACGTGTTTGACCCGAGACATAACTGCTCTGAGCTGCTTGGAAGGCCTGTATTTGACTTTGCAAGTCGGGCAAGTCCACACGACGTGTTTTTGCGGTTTTTGATTTGGCTCGGACATTGAACATTAATTATTTGAGAGGCGAGTGACTAATTTTCAGTAAGAAATAGCAGATGAACTTTTCGTTCTAGATGTGTGTTTCCGAATGTAAAGAGTAGGAAATATTATAAATAGCAATTTGTACAAAAGAAAAATATGAAATATAAAGAATTAATAATCTTAAATAATTAAATAATTAATGAGGTTACGACGCTCTGTCAATTGAACACACAACCCGCGTGTGCCAATACAGAAAGTCCCGAGATTCCCTAGATTCAACCAAACACCCCTAGCGGGGTTATCAGGGCATTTGGGGATGGCTATTAACTGCCACCGAGAAACTGGGGACTGCCGCTATTTAATAATTTTCGGATTGTATGGATGAGGATGCATCGAAGAAACTAGAGTCGTTACTTCTAGTTGTTTCGATGAATCTCACACTCAAGTCGGTTTTCGAATGCTTGAGAAATTCTTTATAATTCCAATCTTTAGCATGCCATAAAAATGAGTATAAATTATAAACTTCTTCTTCCGATATGTGTTTACCAGTCTGCTCCGAATAGTAGTGAGCAGCTATTACACAACCGGCATTAACCTGTATCTGACTCTTGACACACATTAATCTATCTTTAGTTGATAACAAAGCTTCGTGGTAATGTTCTTCATCACGATAAGCTTTACCTATAAATTTGGATGTAAATCTATAAACGTCAGGGAACATACCATCCTCACTTAAAAAGAAACCTGCAAATTCACCATATGGTGCATCATGTAATTTTAAGCCGTGTCCAGTATAATTAATTATACGATCAAATTCCCCTCGTTTAATACATTGGGAACAGTTAACTCCACTATCATCACCTTTGAAAAGACCGATGGAAAGGTCAACAAATTCAAATAATGCAAAACATAGTGCCATATTACAGACTGTGTTTTCTGCTATTGTGTATGGATTACCTGAAAATTGTTTTTCTGAACCGTTCAGTATCGTTGTGCCTATAGGGTTGTGAAAGATCATTGTCCAATTCGCACGGTGTTTCTCGAACCATTGAACGGCTTCCTCCGGCATACCCATCGCTCTGTTGATATACGACGTTAGTTGCGCAAATGCTTTCCTGAATGAGGCATCCCATTCCGAAAAATCATTACATGTCCAACGTTTGTAAATCTTTTGATCAATTGCCTTTTGTATCAGCTTTGTTATTTCATCCGATATATCAGTGTCACTGCCATGTGTTGCTAAAAATATATTCCTTCCTTCTTTCTTTAAAATTTGTTTAATTTTATCCAACATACATCTAGCATAAGCTCCAAACATAATATTCACTTTCTTTGAGTAGGCAGCAACTCCTTGACCAACTTTCACTTTAATAGCGTCCCATGCGTCTTTATATGAGTGTTTGGTTTGTCTTTTGTTGAAGAAACTCAATAGAGCTTCTGAGTCATTGGATTCGTCAAACATTTCGGTAACGTCAGCGGACGTGTATAATGATTTGCCCATCTTTTTATCTAATGATTCAACGTATGCAAAAGCCTGTGTCATCAGTTCTTCTTTCGTTACGTGCATATCGTGGTTGAATCTCAACTTGCCCATGAAAGGTCCTATCTTTTGCCCGTATAATGCCCTAAACAAGCCGTTGACTAAGTTGGTGTAACAAAACTCAGCTTCAGTTTTAGCGTTATTCCTAGCTTTCTTATTAAATGCGTAGCGACCTAATTTCGTTTGTATTGTTTCGGGAACATTCTTGGAGGATTGGTTTTTAACTGCTGTGGTAAATTTACTAATCTTAACGGTGTTTTCTTCAACGATTTGCTGTGGAGATAATTGATCGTCAGTTGTTTTCAATGATGCTTCATTTATATACTCATCTTTTGTGTCATCTAACTTTCCATAACTTAACAAGACTGTGCTGTGGAAGATTTCGGCTGGCTCATTAACCGCTTTAACCATGTCATCAACAATAGTCGATGCAGTAAGCACTGACACATCCGGTGGTGTTGCTAAATCTTCGTGAACTACAATTGGGATCTTAACTTCAGCAGGAGCTGGAATTTCATAATCGTGAAATCTGATGTCAGTGAATTCAGCAATCTGATTTATTTGAACATCATCAAAGTTATAATATTTAACTAGCTCATCATCGTTTCCTGATATTAAGAAAAGTCTGTCAGTGGCGCGCGTTAGTGCGGTGTAGTGGACATTGACTCTAGACAAATAATTACTTTCGATAGCGGCTTGGTCAATGACGAGAACAACTTCAGGACAGCGGCTGCCTGTATAGGTAGTCACAGTTTGTGCTTTCAGCCTTTTATAGTTGTTAGCTGTATTGTGG